TGGATATTCAGTATGTTCAGACTTAAAACAGCTTGATTGCAACTTGTACTTCACACGTAGGAAGGATTCAAAGGGTAAGCACGTTAAGATTAAGGCAGGATTTACGACAACGACAACAACAAGACCACAGATGCTCGATCAGGCTAATGAAGATATATCAAAGGACGCTTGTGAGGTCAGGGATCCTGTAATCATATCGCAGATGGAAACATTTGTACGTAATGAGAAGAATGGTAAACCGGAAGCAGATGGAGATTTCCTTGATGATGGTGTGATAGCCTTTGCAGGGGCAGGCATAATCATACAAGAATACCCATATAATCATAAGAAAACCAAGACTCAAGACATGACTAAATTCATTAACAGACCTAGAAATGGGTCATTCAGGTTTAAACGGAGCTAATAATGCCAAAAAACAAGTTAAAAGAGCTTGAAGAAGCAATAGAAGATACGCAAATCATTGAGCGTACAGATATTGAAATGGAAGATTCAGAGCCAAAGGATGAAGATGGTCCTGACCAAGTGCTGATTGACTTACCTACTGAAGCGATTGAGCGTTTAACTGATGGAGTATTTAGGTTGTTTGAGTCTTTAAAGGCTGACAGAAAAGAGAATGACGATAAGTGGGATAATTATGAAGCGCAGTATGAAGGGGCAATGGAAGAAAATAGCATGATGGAGTTCAGTCTCAATGTGCCAGTAACAATGGTCAAGTGTGATTCTGTTGAAAGATTGGCATTACAAGCGTTTTTAGAGAGTGATCCTAAGTTTACAAGCCGATTAAGACCAGAACATATGAAGAAGGGCATGAAAGATGATGAAATTGAAGCAGTTCAGCAGAAACAAGAGGATTATTTAGACTATCAGCTTGATGAACGCATTAATATAGCGAGTCCATTACGTCAAGTATTACATCAATCCACTGTTTTAGAAGGTGGGCTAATGAAAGTTCCTTATGAATTTAAGCGTAAACGAAGGACAAGAGTAGAGTTTTATTCAGGTAAGCGTGTCATGGATGATAAGGTAGGGCTTGAAAGGGCAGAAGGATTGCCGGAGTTTATTAGGAATTATCCAAAGGCAGCATTGCCGGGTAGAGAAGGGAACAAATACTACAATCAGCTAATGAAGTTTGAGGATGTGAATGTAGAAGCGACGTATTGGGAAGTCAAGTATGATGATGCGGCTCCTAAGTTTGTTGATGCGCGAGACTTTTATGTAAGAAAGAGTTGTGAAGGTTACGCTGGTCTTGAAGAGGAACAGATCAAGATTGAACGTGAAAGGTTTACATTTTGGGAGTTAGAAGCTCTTGAACGTGCTGAGAAGATGATAAACACAGATGACATGAAGTTTGCAACGGCAGAGGAAGCTAAAACGCTTAGTGTTGATAAAGAATATGACTTAAAAGAGCATGATGTTCTTACGATAGATTATTATTTCAAGCTGGATAAAAGGGATGAAGACGAAACGCGCATTATTTGTTGGTTTGGAGAGCATAACAAGGTATTTTTAGGGGCAATCATCTATCCGTATCACACAGTTGATAGTATTTATGTACCTTTTTACATTAAAGATAAGAAGAAAGGGTTTTATAAAGGTGGTATGGCAGAGGTTTTGACAGACAGTAATATAGCACAGAACGCTATTTTGAATATGATGTTGACTGAATCATGGTTACAGTTGATTAATACACCAGTAATTCGTGAGGGTTCAAGTGTAGCAGATCAGATATTGAGTGGTAGATGGGGTCCGGGTGTACCTTTAGTTGTAGATGCAGAGGTTGAAAGTGTCGCTGAAGACATCACGTACCTCAATAAGCCTACAACAGGCGTGGCAGGGCAAATGATTAATGTGTTATTATTCCTCAGCCGTATGGATGATGACCGTACAGGCATTAACGCAGGGTTATCGGGTAAAGAATCTCCTACGGATCCAGAGGCTCCGGCAGCTAAGACAGCAATGTTATTAAAGCAATCAGGTATTAATGTTAAGGAATACATTAACTGTTTGCTTCCGTCTTTCAATAAGGTTGGGGAAATTATATTACAGTTGACGTATCAGATGAGTAATTCAAGCCGAAGGTTCAGGAATAACCGCATGAGAGCCGTTGTTGGTGGGGATGCTTTTGGAGAAATCAGCCGAGATGAAATGATATTACAATCAGTAATAGAATCTAGGGCATCCAGCTTTGATTTCGATAAAATCAATGAGAAGAGAGAAAATCTTGCTATTTATCAGTTGTTAAGGCAAGAACCTATTGTTGCGCAGAATCCAAAGGCCGTACATGAAATGGTTAGGATGTTGTTAAAGAGTTGGAGTCCATCATGGAAAGCAAAGGCAGATAAGCTGGTATTGACAAATGAAGAGTTTGACGCGGAATTAACGTCATTAGGCGTACAGGCTCTTGTTCAATATATGAAAACAGTTAAAGCAAAGGAAGAAACAACAGGTGTCAAGGCTCCAGTAGACATTCAGGAGTATCTAGGAATGGCGTATCAGATGATAAACCAAGTTATTAACCCTCCTAAAGAAACGGAGAAGAAATGATGAAAGCATTTATTGGTTCAAATATTGTTCGGGCAAAGCCAATGGGAGAGAATGATTATTTTAGGAGAATCAGGAATAAGAAAGAAACTCTTAAAACTCATGGCAAGAATGGTTATTTAGTGCAATATCCTGAAGGAAATTTGGCATGGTCGCCAAAAGATGTGTTTGAAAAGAATTATAGGGAAGTATCAGGGGGCGAGAAGCTCGTAATTCAAAGGGATGAAGGGTAAGGGGGAGAGAAATGAGCAAATTCGGCTTTAAGAAAAAAGGCGAGAAGGTATTAGAGCAAGGAATGACAGAAGTACAGGAGAAGTACGCTGTAGCGCTTGAAAACGCAAAGAGGTGTCTACATATGCCTGAGTTCAAAGAAACGGCACAGGCGTACTCTGAGCTTGAAAGGATGACTATTAATAAACTGCTTGCTTATGCCAAAGCAGAGATTGACCCAATGAGGTTTGCTTTTGGTGCTAAAGACTTGTTAAGTAAGATTGAAACGATTAGGGCGTTAGTTTTGACAGTTAAGGCAAAGGCGGGGGAAAAGGAATGAAGAATAGAATCAACAATATGAAGCAGAAAATGGACGTAAAAGACGACTTCGATCATAAGAAGACATTAAATATAATGATTAAGGCTATTTGGGTATCTCCTATTCATCAAGAAGTAAAAATGATAATGACATATCGGTTGAATGGTCCATCCCCGAAGTTTTGGTGTCCTATGACAATCGTACAGACAGCAGAGAAATTGTTAGGGCATTATCCTAATGCAGAAGAGCTTGTTGGGTTTATAAAATTAGAGAAGTTTGGGAAAGAGCAGGTTGAGTTGTTTATGAAGCAATATAGCAATCAAGACATAATTCATATGTTTAATGAAGAATTCAAGAAGAATATGGGTCATATGTTTGCATCAACTGAGTTTGAAAAAAAGGATTTTAAAATCTAATGGATTTAAAGCCTTTTAAATGTTTTAAATGTGGGAAAGTATTATTTAGGTTCATGGGTAAGGTTATGATTTCGATATTCTGCCATCATTGCGGAGCAGAAAACAGAGCGGGAATAGGGGCAAGAGAGAAATAGCAGTAGACATAGAACACTTGGGAAAGCAATCCCTCGAATGGATGGAAACAGCATCCGCGGGGGATTTTTATATAAAAGAGTAAAGGCGAACCAGAATAATCTGCAAGCCACAAACAAACGCAAGTCAAACCCGATAATATCGGCACGACACTATAGGAGGATGAAATGAAACCAGACGGAACAGAAATCTTAAATGTTGCACCCGAAAACTTTGAAGGGGAGATAACTCCTGAACAACAGAGTGTTCTTGATGCCAACGCTAAAAAGCCTTGGGACGGAGAGGATGTTGTTGATGAGAAGAAGAAACCTGAAGAGAAAGAGGAAACCGACAAAGACGAAGATTCCAAAGACGAAGATGATTCCTCCGAAAAGAAGGAAGATGACTCTGAAGATGATTCTAAGGATGACGATTCAAAGAAGGATGAGGATGAAGACGATTCCAAAGATGATGATTCTAAAGAGGAAGAATCCGAAGAAGAGCAATTAAGAAAGATTGCCGAAGAAGATGGGATGACTGTTGAAGAGGCGAAAGAAGCTATTGCCAAAGATAAGGCTGTAGTTGAACGTCATGGCAGTGATCCTGTAAAGATAGCGCGTGCTTTAAGAAAAGAGCAGAGTGAGTACGGAAAACTCAAGAACGAGAACGAAAAGCTGGTAAGTTACAAAGAAGGCATTGAAAATCAACAGAAGGCATTTAATGAGAGTCAATTTGTTTCTCATTGTGACAATAACAGGGATGAATTTGTTGAGAAGTACACTAAATACCATCCTGAACAGTCTGAGTTAAGTGAAGATGTTTTGTTTGAACGAGCCAAAAATGAGTTAAGGGAAGTTATTAAGACACAAGCCACTGAGAAAGAGAATAAGTTAAAAGTCTCTTCTGAGAGTAGACGGCAAGAGTTACTTGATACAATCCCTGAAGAGTTCAAAGAGGTTGTTCCTGAAATCAAAGCGATTCTTAAAGAGGTTGATAATAGCCATGTGTTGACAAAGGATTTTGATATTATGCACATAGCTCATTATGCACGCGGAAAGAAGTATACACCTGAATATGTTAAGTCCTTGATTGCAGAAGCGTCGAAGCGAGCGAAAGAGGAACCCAAGATTAAAGAGAAGAACACTATTCCTGCTGGTGGTAGAGGCGGGAGTAAGGGTAAAGTCAGCGTTCTTACACAAGATCAGAAGGATAGAGCGCATGAAATCTACTCTAATGAAGATTGGGATGAAGCTAAGATATTCAGTGAATACGAAAAACATCATAAAGGTAAAGACTTTAATGATTAATAGATAAAGTTTAAGGAGGATTATTATGTATGACGGACAAATGCTTAGATACGGACGCATTAACGAATCAGCCGCAGGCGCAGGGATAGTTCCTGTTCCAATGGAAGCGTCACAGGTTGTTACTGCTCAAAGTGGGCGTTTTGTGTTTATGAACACATCTTCACAGGCTGAGTTGTGTGATGATGATTCTGCTACTATTTTCGGATGGTTACAGACTCATGCACATACGCCTACAGATGGAGATACGCTTGCTTGTGAAGTCGATTTAACAGCAATCTATCGTGTTCCTATTATCACAGGTACGTTTGTGAATGGAATGATTGGGGATTTGGTTGACCTTGATATTTCAAGCGATGTGCAGGGTGTTGATTTAACGGCTTCAATCCATGATCTATTGATTATTGTCGCTGGTGACACGACCAATAGCAAGTGGGTTAATGTTATGATGAATCCTGAAGAGTGGGGAACAGCTACAGGAGCAGAAGCGTAATTGAGCTATTATGTTCAATTTTAGAGGATATGACTAATGGGTTATACGCAACAAGGCGAATGTCGTAATACTGGTAGGACGCATTTAAAAAAAGGACACAAATTATGCGTTGGCAGAGTTTTGTCTGAAAAAACAAAGGCTCTTATTGGTAAAGGCGTAACAGCTAGGACTAAAATACAAGGTGGTCCTATGCTAGGAAAAAAACAAACGCCAGAAGCGAGAAAGAAAATCAGTGAGGCGGTTAAGAAACAAAAAAACCGCGGAAGCAATAAAGGACAACATTGGTCATTAGAAAGAAGAAATGCTCAAGATGAAAGAAAAAGGCTTGGGAAAAAAAATAAACGATTCGGTAAAATAAGAATAATTACTAAATATAAACCAATAAAACATAAATGTGGAGATTATCATCCAGCATGGAACGAGATTAGAAAAGTAATTTATAAAAGAGATGGATGGACGTGTCAAGTTTGTGGGGTACATTGTAAAGGTAGTGTATCTAAAAAAACACGATCTATAATTACTTGTCATCATATTGATTATGATAAAAAGAACAATGATCCATTAAATTTAATTACTCTTTGCAGGTCTTGTCACATGAAAACTAATTTTGATAGATTAGATTGGATAAATTTTCTCAAAACACAGAAAGGTTCAAAGTAAATCATGCCAGGAATTAGTTCAGAACAGATGGCTTTATATAAGAATGAAATGTATGAAGTCTCAAGGGAATCTTACAAACTGAAGCCTACACAGTTTGATAAGATATATAAAGTTAATACGAAGGCAAAAGGGGCTGGGGATAAGTACACTCAGCTATTAGGGGCTGACAAATTGACCAAGAAATCGGTACAGGGTCAAGGGTTCACGTTCCGTAGTCCGGTACAGGGTTGGACGACACTTGTGTGTTACCAGACCTACTTTGACGCGGTTAAATTCGATAAAGAAGAAGTCGAAGATAACGTGAAGAGTGGGGCAATCGGAAAAACATTGAAGGATTATGCTTCAACTTGGGGAGACGCTTATCGTGTTTCCAAAGAAGAGTTTGCGGCTAGTTTCTTCATTTATGGTGGTTTAACAGGTGGAGATTCTATCTTTGACGGATCTTGGGGCGATAATACTGATGCTTCAGGTGATGATCTTTATGATAGCATCCCATTTTTCACATTAACGGGTGTACCTCGAACCACGAAAGACGGTTCAACGTATTATAACGCAGTTACATCAAGCGCGTTAAATCCGACTAACTTCGGTACTCTTTATGACTTGATGGCTGTCACGAATGGGTACAATGAAGTTGGTGTGAGAGTTGAGAATAAACCTGATACGCTTCTGACACAAGATGGTTCAGATTATCGGGCAGCTCGTAAGTTGTTAGAATCGGATAAGTTGCCGGGTGGGGAATTGAACGATATTAACCCATACAAGGGCATTTGTAAACCTCTTGCATGGTCTTATTTAAGTGGTGGTGCTTGGTATGTATTAAAAGCACAAGATCCTACGTTGCAGTTTGACGATAGGCAAGCTCCTGTGATTGATTTTTACAGGAATAAAGAGACTCGTGGATATATGTCTACCATTGATTCAAGGTTTGGTGTCCATTTAAAGCCGGGTGTATGGAGAAAGATTGCTCGTAACGGTGGAAGTGCTGCCGCTAATAGAGCAGCAATGTAATTATGACAGACTCAGCTAATAGTCTAATTGGGAAATGCCCTATCTGCTCCGCTCCAAGCGGGGCGGATGCGGCAGATATATCAGATGCTTATGTAACTGAAACTCTGGTGGATAGTGATGAACTGATGCCTTTATTATGGTCAGAGCATTATCAGAACCACGTTTGTCGTTCATGCTTAGAGTTAGGGAAAGATGAGGATTTTGATGATCTCCGAAATGATGAAGATGTTCTTGGAGAACAGGAGCGTCAAAAGATGGGTTTTGTTAAGAATTACACAACTAATTAGGAGGAACGGAAATGGTAACGAAACGAGAGACAGCGTTGACAAACTTTATAAAGAAAATTAAAGAGTGTAAATCGCTAAAAAAGTTAGATGATCTCGCAGAGGCAATCGACAAAGTTTATAAAAAAGAAGGTGGATTAGTTCCTGATGAGTTACTTGCTATTGGTGAAGCTAAGGCAAAAGAGCTTGAAAAGAAAATTGCTAAGCCAAAAGTTAATTCTGCTGATCCTTCAGAGTGGCGAGTTGTCACTATGGAAGAGAAGGACAAAGCCGAGGCTGATGGCAAACTTGCTGGTTGGAATCAGAGGACTATGGAAGCATTAATTAATAAATAAGGAGGATTTGATGCGAAGATTCAAAGGATTAGGATTGATTATCGCTTTAGTGATGTTATTCATTCTTCCTGTTTTTGCGTCGACTATTCAGTCAACGCTAGGTGGACAGGATTCAAGTGGCAATTATCATTTTACAGTTGATTCAGATGGAGTTTTAGCTGGTGCTTCTGGTTCGGTAACGAATGTATCACGAGCATATGAAGCAATATCAGCGACGGAAGAAACTTTAGTTGTTGCCGATAATGGTAAAATTCTTGTTGCGACAGCTACTTCTACAACTACGTTTACACTTCCTACAGCAGTTGTTGGTATGGAGTTTACGATTGTAGCAGGAAAAGGTCAAACTATTAGCGTTGATCCAGCTTCAACAGCAGATACTATTGCGTATCTTACGTTAGATGCAGGAGATGAAATTGATAGTGCTGGTGTAACAGCTGATTCAGTTACGCTTAAATGTTATACAGCGAACACGTGGATTCCTGTAAATATGGGTTCATCGGCGTGGAGCGATGGCGGATCCAGTTAAGATGTCAATAATTAAGTTAATAGGCTTAGGGCTATGGGTATCTCCGTTTGTCTTTATGCCAAGCGGTACAAGAGGACCAAAGGAAATCTTTGTTCTTTCGATATGTATTGCTCTAGGTTTATTAGCTATTTATCGTGGAGAAATAAAAAGGTTCAGGAACACGTGGATTTTGTTTCTTATTGGATGGTTTGTAATTAATCTTATAATGGCTCCAAGATTTGATGTTATGTTGTTAGGTACAGATGCCTCAAACTTTTGGATATGGAAGCCGTTTATATTCTGTGTTGCTTATTTTTTAGCGATATTAGCTATTTCAAGCGCAAATATCACATCAAAAGATTGGGCTAAACTTCTAAAAATGTTTATTTATCCGGCATTGATTATGAGTATTTATGTTATTTTTCAATGGTTCGGTTACGATCAGATATTTGGAGTTAAAGAAGTAGCTATTATTGGTAGAGTAACTAATCCTCATATTGCAGGGACAATGGGACAGCCAACGATTGTTGCTCCGTTTATTGCAATGTGTGTGCCGTTTGCTATTTATGGAAGGAAATATGTAATTACATTAATAATGATTGTTGCGGTAATTATGACAAAGAGCATGGTAGCTATTGGCGCATTGAGTTTAGCTATCATTATATTGTTAAGTTTTTTAAGAATGAGAAAGATGGGGTTTATCGGGGTAATCATATTAGGGCTTATGCTTGGATGTATGATGGTTCCGCAAACAAGAAACATTATTATTAATAAGGTAATAGGGGAATCGAGTGGGCGATTTAAAGAATGGCCGAGAATAATTAAGGACAATAATAGTCCAGTATTAGGAGGAAAGAAAACATATCCGTTTACTGGATTTGGTGCGGGATCGTTTAAATATGTATATGCTTCAAGAATGATGAAAGGTTCTACTCCGTGGAAACAAGCTCACAATGAGTACATAGAGATTTTATACAACTTCGGAATTTTCGGATTGTTTTTATTTTTAGCATCTATATTCTATTTTGTGAAACGTGCAATTCCAAAAGCGTTAGCATTTGGGGGAGATAGAATCATAGCAATCTTATGTAGTTTATTATGTATTTCGATATGTGCAGGAGGTACTTTTGTATGGCAAATAGGAACTACGGCTTTTTATACAGTTGTTCTCGTCGGGTTTTTGCATAATACAGATTTTTTAAAAGGAGATAATAATGGATGAAATAAAAAAAGAAATAGAAATATTGAAAGAGGAGGCAATAGCTTTAAAGCAACAGCATGACAGAGAGTATAAAGAGTACGGAGTTAAAATTACATCTTTTTCTTGTCAGGTTAAGTCGTTGAAAGAAGAAGTAAAAAGTCTTGAAGAGTATTTAGCTGGTAAGGTTGTTGCAGAAAAGAAAAAGGTTAAAGAGGCTGAAGATAAACAGATTAAAC